AATCCTTCTTTTATGATAGATTCTTTAACTTCTTCTTTTTTATCAGTAGATTCATCTTTACCATCTTTTTTAGCTAACATTTTTGCAAATGCTGCTTTCTGTGCTGGTGATTGAGCTTCTTCTAAGTCATCGGTGATTTTGATTACTGCTACGTTTTTTTCTTCACCTCTACCAAATCTTTCATTCTTAGCTCCTTTACCTTTCCAAGTTTTTTCTATGTTGTTAAAGAATTTCTTTTTTTCTTCATCAGACATATCAGGAATAGATTTTCCAGCTTTTTCTAATGCTCTTTTGAAAAATTCTTGATATTCAGATTCTTCAATCATAGTTTCTTTAACTATGTTTTTTAATGCTTCTCTTGTTATTTTCATTTTTCTATCTCCTGTATGGTTTTAGCAATATTTATTAATCGCTCCTTTATCTTATAAATATGTTTGTTTGTTCTTTTCCAATACTGATTGGAATCTAACTCATTCATTGTCTTAATCTTACTATACCAATTAAAGAATTTCTGAGTTTCTGCTAGTTGATATTTAAGTTCTTTTAAACCCATTGCCATCTTCTTATGAGGATGTTTGGTTTCATCATTTTTTATTGCTAACCAACGATTTACTGGTCTTTTTACTTTAGCTTCATTTAGTTCTTCATCCACTTTACCAACTAATTTCATACCAAGTGCAGTTGCAATCTTTTTCTTACGTCTCTTATCTTTAGAACCACCATCAGAAAAAGCATTGGGTGTACTATAACCTGCTACATTACCAGATGTAGTTGCTTCATCCAATTCCTTTTGTATTTCTTGGATTAATTCTTCGATAACTTTGTTAAGATTATTGCCCATTTACTAGTTTAATCTCTTTAATAAGTTCATAGGATAACATTAAAGAAGAAACTTGTTCATCTGTAATTTTCTTTCCAAGTTTTTGTTTTTTCAAAACGTTAATAGTTTCTCTAAGTTTTATTTTAGTGATTTTGTCTTTCATCGATTTATACATCGAATGTAATTCTGTAATGGTTTGTATTAATTGGTTTTCAAAGTATTCACCAAATTTAGATGTATTGGATACGTTATTAATGTATTCTCTCAATAATCCTTTTTGTTCAGAATTTAAATTAGTATATTTTTTGTTAAAAGATTCAGTTAAGATTTTAAAAGTAAGTAATCTTAAATCTTTTTCTTGTTTTTTATAGTCTTCTACTAATTTATCTTCTTTTACTTTTAATGAAGTACTGCTATTTGAAATATGCTCTACTAAAGTAAGTTTTGAATCAAATACATCCTTTACATCAGTAACGTTTATTGCTTTTGCTTCAAAAAGTTTATGAATAGATGCTAATATTTTATAATTAGTGACAGGAGATGACATAAAGTTATCAATATCCAATGTTTCTTTAATTGATTTGACAAGGTTGTACTTTTCTCTTTTAAGTTTACTATAATCTAATCGTGTATGTGCTTCTAATATAGCATCTATATACTTCTCAGCTTTTGTTTCTGAGTTATATTTTTCATTAATTAGTAAATTAAATAGTCTTAATTCTTTCGCAAGTTCAGTTTTTCCTGCAAAAAATTCTTTAATGATTTCCTTCGATTTCTCATCTGATCCATTTAACACTTCAAGTGTTATTTGTTTTGTCAGTAGTTCGAATAAAAACCCAGTGTTTTTAAATTTAGAGTGTCTTATTTTTTTCATTTCAAATTTTTCCAATTATGATATGGTCAATTTATACTATTATAAATATAAAAATATAAATTATAAATTAATTTTCCGTATCTTCAAGGATGTTATCCTCATTTAACATATCAGTATCTTCGTGTAAATACTTTCTTTTTGATGATATTCCATTGATATAACTCAATGCTTTATCTTCAGATGTTCTTGAACGTTTCTTAGTTCGTTCTTTATCACCAAGTGGGTCTCTTCCAAGTGGGTGTTTATCTTTTCCATAAGTTCCACCCTCACGAGGTCTACCACCTTTATCTTTTATTTCTTGTTTTATCTTTTCAATTGATTCTTCAATATCATCTGGTTCTTCATCTTCAACCGCAGGATCACTACCCTCATCTTCAATAGAACGGAATCTAAATCTATCTTTTAAATCATCTAACATCATTACTCTTTGTTCATCAGATTCTCCTCCACTTAATTTAAATATATTTTCATATACCCAATCCTTAGATAACATATTCAATCCTTGAATATCCTGAGCTAATCTAATTTTCTCACTCCACAAGTTTACTTTTTCTTGTTCATAAATTGTAGATGGATTAACTAATGATAAACTAAAGTTAGTCATTTCTGAATCTTGAATACCTTGTGAATATAAGTGTACGATTGCAATTTTAGATAATTCTGAAACTACTGTTCTTTGTATTCTTTCAATTGTTCTTGCGAATCTAACATCTTCAGCTGCTAATGTTGCTTTACCATTTACATTTTCTTCATATCCTAAATATGCTCTTGGAATCTTTAATGCTGCAAACATTTTGTTTTTTAAGTAATCGATATCTTCAATAGATGCATATTCCATACCTGCAAGATTATCAATTGATGTTCCACTATCACCACCACGAACAGGAAGATAGAAATCTTCTGTTAGGTTTTGCATATTGTACTTTAAATTATAATCACCAGTATTTCTATCAACAAAAGGAACTTTCTTCATTTTGTTAATAATTCTTTGCATATAGTTATCAACTTCTGTTGGAGGGATATTACCAATATCAATTTTGAAAACTCTCTTTTCAGGTGCTCTCATGATTCTGTGAATCAACATTGCATCTTCCATAAGAGATAATTGTTTCCACAATCTTCTAGCATTTTCAATCATTGATTTTCCATATGGTAACCAGTTTGTATCTGCTAATAATCTAAAATGTGCAATTTCAAAATTTTCATATTCTTCCTTACCATTTGGGTCTTCAGTTATTTTGAACTTAACTGAGTTTGGGTTGGTTGGGTCTGTTCTTTCTAATCTTTCTGTGTTGTAAACTGAATGAGGTGTTACGTTAACAATACCTTTGCCTTCTCCTACTTCTAAACCTAAGAAGAAATCACCATACTTACACATATTTCTTACCCATGGCCATAAGTTGAATTCAACATTAAGGATATCATAGAATAAGTTATTTAAAATATCTTGTACTTTTTCATTATCAGAGTGAACCATAAGAGTATCACCAAATTCATTCTTTAGTGTAGATTCATCTGCGTATATATCAAGAGCCGATGCTAATATTGGGTCGTTATCCATTGCATCGTAATCTCTGAAAACTTCTCTACGAACTTGTTGGTATGCCATTGATTGTGCACCACCTGCTTGTTCGAAGAAACTTTTTTGTATCTTCGTGTATCTATCTCTTAACGAGGATAGATTTGTTTGTTGTCTTTCATCACCATCAAAAACTTTTCTTTTACCATCCTTATCAACCGTTACGATTGCCTTGGTACGAAAGAGTTTTGTTAAACGTCCGAAAAATGAAGTATCTGCCATTTGTATTTATTTTTTAATTTATAACCTTTATTATTACCATTTTCTACAAGACCAATATCTTGCTTTATGTTTTGGTCCAGGTGAATCACAATTGTGTCTTGCTCTGAAAGCTTTTCTTGCATCTGGATTATTCTTTCTAATCGACATTGTTTTTTCTCCTGATTTCTTTGCGGAGCTTCCACCATGTCCAAAGTTCACCTTTACTACATTTCCTTTGGGGTTATTAACATATACTTTAAACTTTTTAACATCACCTTGCATTGGTTTACCAAGTTTAACTGTCCTACCTTGATACTCAGCTTCGTTTATGTCAGATTTATATTCTTTCATAAATTCAGTAAATTCTTTTACATCTTGATAGTTCTCTACTGTGTATTCTTCACAGTATTCTTGACTTTCTACTAATAAATTATATAATGATATCATAGTTGTTTTGTTCTATACTATAAATATAGAGTTATTTAATTAACCACGTTAGGTCTTCGTTTGTATCACCAACCCTCATTTTCCATGGGTTTTCATCCATAGAATCGTTACCTCCAAATCCACTAGCCAATCCCTCGGTAGCTTGTCCTATCCCACCTAATGCCTGTTTGGTTAAATCCACTCCCTCTTGTCTTAATCGAAGTGCAGTATCTCTAACCCATAATCCAATTGATAATGACATTGTTAAATCATCATTATATCCTTTCATTCCTTCTGCTCGATTGCCATTCCATATAAAAGTAAATAATTCTTCTATCAATCTAGAAGAACGTATCGTTACTGATTTTTCTCTGATATATTGTTCCAATTTAGAAATAATCAAAGGTCTAGTTTTAGCTGTTGTAGAAAAACCAGGCACCATTCCACGTTCTTCTGCTCTGTATTTATTATGTAATTGATTTTCTACATCAACATATTTTAAATCTTTACTCATATAAAATAAGTTCTGATATGACCTATCTATTACTTGTTGAATTACTGCCCAACCAATATTTGCGTTTTCTATTACTAACAATGCTTGATTATATTCAGTTGAAAGAGATACCAAGAAATTTCCAAAATCTTTTGTATCTAATTTTCCTTTATATTCTGCAACTTGTGTTGATTCTTCAATATCAATCACATGACATGCAGAATAATCTCCTCCATCTCCACGAGCAACATCCGCTACTACCATATAAGATTTTGTATAGTTTGGATATTCCCATTTCCATAGGTTTCCATCAAATCCAGTTTTTTCAATTGGTTCTTGTACATATGTTTCTTTATAAAACATTAAAAGTTGAGGATCTATTACTGTATCACCAGAAGAAACAAAATCACAATCACATTCTTGTGCTGCTCCTTTTGGTCCTAATAAAACCTCCTGCTCATCTCTCCATGATTGGTCTCTTTCAGGATGAACACTCCAATGTAATCTAATTGTATTGAATGTATTTGTTTCATCTTCTGCACCTACCCAAGTTTTGTGAAAGAAATTTCCTACACCATTTGGAGTTGATAAGATAATTGCGTTACCACCCGTTGATAATGTAGATTGGGATGATACCCATATATCTTCAATCTTATCAATAAAAGCTGCTTCATCAAATACCAAAAGGGATAGTGCTTCAGAACGACCAGCATCTCCTGCTGCAGAAGTTGCTTTTATCTGAGAACCATTCGAGTATCTTAAGGATAGTTTGTTATCCTCTACTGTGTTTTGTTTTAACCACGATGGTAAGTACTGATTCATTACACGAACCTTCGTTACAAGGTTCTTAGCAACTTCTTGTTTGGTTGCAATTACTAATACGTTAAAATCTTGATTGAATAACATTTTCCAAAGTGAAAATCCAGCAGTTAAGGTAGAGATACCTGTTTGTCTGGATTTAAGGATGATGTTGTATCTATGTTCTGCGAATTGGTCTAAAGTTCTTTCTTGAAATTCATATAAATGAAATGGAATCTTACCACGAACTGGATGTTGAATCATACAATACTTTTTCATAAAGTAGATTGGATCTCCAGCACATTTCTGATATTCAAGTTTTATTATATCCTTGAGTGATTGTTTAGCCATTATTATTTTTTCTTCTTAAATGAAATTTTCCAATACATAGAACCACCGATGTAAGGTTGTATAGTACTATTTACATTTAATGCACCAATATCCAATCCCCACATTTTATCTTGCTTATCTTTATATAAAAGGCCAAACTTTGCATTGTTTATAAAGTTAGTTTGGTCAAATCCAGCACCAACACCATAATAGAATACTCGTTTAGGTAATTCCTTTACTACTTTTGTATTGTATATTGTAGGAACTTGAAAATTCCATATAACATCTCTACTTACTATTTGATTTTGAGATATAGTATCAGTAAGAATACCAAATCCTAAAGTTGGGTTCGGTTTTGTTCCCATTGAATCAATTACAATTTCAGGAGCAAACTCATAAGTTAGTTTTAAAGTATCTTTAACTACATACTTTGAATAATAATCTTCTATTATTTTAAGAGAATCAACATCTGCTGGAATCTCTACTATTTTTTCAACTACTCTATCTACATACTTAGGTACATATTTTTTTACTTCTACAATTTTATTAATAAAAACAGTATCTATTTTTTGTTCTAATAGTTCATAGTCTTTTCCATCTACTTTTACTAAATTTTTTGCAGATTCTCCATCACCACTACATGCTCGCATCAATAGTATAACAACTATTAACCCTATTATTAGTATTTCCTTGAAATACTTTGATAAAATTTTAAAGATAATGTTCATAATTTTTTTCCCTTAATTCTTCGAAGACGTTTTCTCTATTTGTTTCGAGTTCTTCTATTTCCTTATTACCAATATCAATCATTTCTTGTATTTCAGCTTTTACTTCATCTACTGATTTTGGTAATTTCCATTTTTCAACAGTACCATCTTCATTAACATAATCATATTCTTCTTTAACTTCGGTAAGAGAGTGTTTTAGTTCTTCTAGTTTTTGTTTCCCATAAACAATCATCTTAGTCCAAATCTTATAATTCTGATAAGGAACAAATACTCCTTCTACTCTAAGAACAGTTTCTTTTTCAGCAGTACAAGTCATACAAAATCCTCCATTTTGGATAAATCTTATATCGTTATCTGTTTTCTTTACAGTTTTACACGTAGCGTTTTTACAATTATTCTTTTCTTGAAGATATTTTCTTATTTTTTGGAATGCTTCGTGATTTTTACCTGTTTTTAATGTATATCCTTCCTTCTTTTCGAATTTATGATTTTCATCTTCCCACTTATCTCCTATATTACGAGATTCTTTTGCTTTAGTATATCCAACAGTAGTATTTTTATCATACTCACCTGTTTCAACCATATCAACCAACTTTCTTCTAGTTGGATGCATATATTTCTTTTTGAATTCTTTACTCATTGTTACACATTAGGTTATACTTGTTATATATAAATATATAAAAATGAAGAAACCGATAATTTTAGAAGAAAATACCGAGTATCTGATTTACAGATGCAAACGTTCCTGTTAACTTAAAGGTATTACCACCATAAACAAATACAATACCTTCATTTGGTACAATTTTCTTAGAACCACCAATAGATTGTAATCTACCAAGTTCTAATTTAAGTTTTTCTATCTTTTTTGGGTCACCTGATTTCTTAACATCTTTGATTGTCTTATCAATTCGTTTCTTTATATCACGAACTGCCTTATCAGGATTAACTGTTAGTGCAGATGAGGTAAACTCTAACACTTCTGCACCCAAACCTAAGAATATTTGTTCAAACTTCATTAAGTTATTCTTACCAATCTTCTTTTGGTCATCTTTATCTGTTTTCTTAGCCCATTCTAATGTTTTTTCATCAGTAATGTTCTTTTTATCCAATCTAAACTTCTTATCAAAGAATGCCCATCTCTTAACTAACCCCATTTTGGTTTTATTATCAAGTGATGTGGGTGAATTCTTATCAACCCATTGTGACCACCATGCTTGATGGTAATCAGCAACACCATCGGTATCCTTTAAACTAAATTCTTTCTGTAATTTAGATATCTGTGATGAGTATTTGGATTTACTCTTACTTAAACTTTGTGATTTGGGTAAATTAACTACAGGTGGTCCTTGAATAGTGTAATTATCTTGTACATCTTTGTTTACTTGTTTAATCATACCAGCTAATATTCTAGCTGCATCACCATTCTCTCCAATTGCGATTCCATCCATATTAAATTCCATAGTTCCATGAAATACCAATAATGCTTGTCCATAAGGAATCACATTAACTGATGTTGGGTATATTACCTCAAGATTCATGAAACATGCACCTTGTTTGAATACTTTATCTCTTTGTTTTTCAGATAATGATTTAATAGAATCTGAAAGGTCTTTCATTGCAAAGTTATATGCTTTTTCTAATTCACCTCTACCAGCAAATTTATCAGCAACTGCTTTAATATCTAAAGCATTCTCACCTTTGTTCTTTAAGTGTCCTTTATTTCTTGCTGCTACTAATCTTCCATCTCTCCATGAAATAGCTAGTGCTTGGCCATCTGTTTTTTCTCTTGTGAACTCTAATGTACCTTCTAAAGCACGATTTACGATATCTTTAAGTTGTCCAAAGGTTAAATTGATATCAGTATCAAATGGATGAGACATATGCCCATACGCACCACCTTCTTGAAGTAATTTAGATTCATTTATGTTTTCGTTGATTAGTTGTTGTGGTGTTTTAGTGTTTGGTATAAACATTTCAACTAACTTATTATCAATATCACTTATTAACTGTTCTATTTCATTCATAAACTTTTCTTTTTCCTTATTTTTTATCCACACTCCCATTTCAGGTCCTTTAATATCAGATGGTACATCTTTTCCGCCAACAGATAATTTAAACTTTATGAATTTTTTCATATCCTTACCTATAATTTTACCAAACTTAATAATTTGTTCATCAGAAAGTGAAGTTTTATTTTGTAGTTTCTTAAATATTACAATTTCTTCTGATTTGAAGTGCTGTAGTGATACTAAAAATACAATATTATTTCTCTCATCATTGGTATAAGTTAATTTGTTTAATTGTTTTCCTAATACAGATGGAGCATTCTTCTTAAGTAGTGATGAAATGAATAGAATATAATCATTATCCTTGATATAAGGTTTAGATATCTTAAGATTTGGGAATATTAGTGAAGTAAATCCAATCTTATCATTCAACTCCATATACTTTTTAGTATCTTTAGCTGATTTAATTGATTTTATCACTTCATCTCTCACTCTTTCATAACTAACTCCTTTTAGTGATGGATCCTTTTGTAATGCATCAAGTAATTCTTTATCTAAGTTTCCACCCAATCTTGCTTGGAATCTTAGAGCTCTTAATTTTCTCAATGGGTCTTCATCGAATCTCTCTGATGCCTTACCAACTGTTCTGATGTTTTTCTTTTTTAAATCTTTTATACCACCAACTAAATCTACAATCTCTTTTCTATCTATATCATAAAACAAAGCATTGATAGTTAAATCTCTTCTTTTTACATCACCTTCAATATCTGTATAGTCAACAGCGGAAGGTCTTCTACCTTTACCAATATCTTTTCTAAATGTTGCAATCTCATGTCCACCAACTATTACAACTCCAAATGATTTTCCAACTTCAACGGTTTTCATTCCTAAATCTTTTGCAATCTTTAACACCTCATCTGGTTTTGCATCTGTTGCTAAATCAAAATCCTTTGGTGATTTACCAAGTATCGCATCTCTTACTGCACCACCCACCACATAAAGTTTCTTACCATTCTTTTTAAAAGCTTTTTGGATTTTAATAATATCAGATGGAACTTTAAGTTTCAATGTATTCTCACCCAATCTTTGCAATCCTGCAGGTGGTGGTGTTAGTGGGTCATAACCAAAACATCTATTTCTATAATCTTGTTCTGATTCATTTGGTAATCTTTTACATTGTTCATCTAAACCACTTCTATCGTGTTTAGAGAATTTACCTAATTTATCGAATGCTCTGAATGATTTTAGTTTATTTACTTTTTTAGGTGTCATTACAGATAGTTGTTTATATCTCATATGGTTTTTAACAATGTAAAATACATTTGCTGGATTACCACCAACGGATTCTATAAACTTTTTATACTTCTTTACTAAAGATGCAGATACTTTCTCATGTCCAAAGTGTGTAATGTGTCCTTTCTTTGGATGAATACCAGCAGTTTCATCTTTTCCTATATCATGGAACATTGCTGCAATTGCAATATCAATATCATCTTCTTTGATTGAACGATTTACAACTACGATTGTGTGTTTAAGTACATTACCTTCAGGATGTTTATCTACTCTTTGACCGAAGTTCTTTAGATTGTAAACTCTTTTTTGTAAATCCGAAGGCATCTTTTTGAATAAAGATTTGAAATCTGTGATTCCTAAATCTTTTAATCCTTCTTTGATTGGTTCATATCCTCTTTTCTTAGTATCTTTTTCTTTGTTTTGATGTCCAGGTTTTTTACCATCATCATCAAAATCAATTGTATCTGGTTCAGCCATTGAACCTCTTTTTGCATATGATGAATATGTGTGATGTTTATTGAAATCTTTTTCAGCTTCTGATGATGGTTTACTAATCTTTACAGCTTTAAACTTATCTGTTACCTTAGTTGGTAAAGATTCTTTTAAGTTTGTTATCTTACTTGTTTTTTTCCAAGCCTTTTTATCAAATATAATATCATCCTGTACTAACAGTATCATTAATGCTCTACCAAACTTTAATTTATCTTTAATGTGAGTAAATTCTTTATTATCTTTTCTAGCCCACTTATACCATAATGCTGATAGAGTTAAAAACATCTTACCACCATTATCTTTATTTTTTATAAGTTCTCTTTTGAACATACTTCTATTTTTGTATGCATATTTTTTAAAATCTAAATACACAAACTCATTAGGAGTATTCATAGGAATGGGTCTACCTTCTTTTACAGTATTGTATTGATACTCTTTATTGGAATCTGCAGATTTTCTATAATCTTTATTTCTTTTATCGAACCTTTTCATATCTTCAGGTCCAGCATATCCTATCATTAGTTCATTGAATGTAGTTTTTTTAATTATCTTGCCTCTGATTGCCTCTTTGTGTACTTCCCTTTTCTGTTTAGTAGTAAGTTTATGATAATCAGGACCAAACATCTTATGTGCAATTACATCTAACATTTGAATCACTTTAACACCTCTAGTAACTTCCTTTTTACCTTGTGGATGTGCATTTGTTGGTGAATCTTCATTCTTTTTTTCAAATTTTTCAACTTCCTTTGCACGTAATGCTGGTAAAAATCTAAATTTTGCTCTTTTTCTTACTCTACCTTTTTTTCTCACCACATTTTTATGAACTACTTGAGTTTGTGCAATAGATAAATCAGCTTTCTTAATACCAGGATATAATTCTTCGGAGAATTCAGCATAAACTTGTCTGTATGCCATCTTGTAAGCAATCTTCTTAAGTTTAGAAAGAGGTTTTCTACGTTTCATTGTTCTTGCTCTTCTTCTAGCAATTTCCTTACCCTTCCCTGCCATTGCTGCTTTTCTTCTCAATCTATCAGCAGGTCGCATCTTTCCTCGTTCATCGAGTTCTTCATTCAAACCCATCTTCTCTCTCCACGAATCAAATGCATCATAATCATATTCTTGTTGTTGAGAATCCCATCCACATGAATGACATAAATACTTTTCACTATCATCAGATTCTATTTCCCATTGATGATTACACTTTTCACACTTTACTTCTGTTCCTGCAAGTTCAGCAATAAATCCTTCTTTTATCATTCTGAAGTTTACTACTTTTCTACCATTGATTGTTGGCATTCCATGTTCATCTGTACCGATAGTTTTAATAACTGTTTTCTTATTCTTAAATCTACCAGTTAAAATAGTGTCTCCAACACTTACAGGTAATGTAATTGCTTCTTTTAATGAATTTTCAAATTCATCTTGTGATTTTTTATCACCTTTTTGAGAATCTAATGATTGTTCTTTTTCATCTTTATTAGTTTCCAATCCTTTTACTATAGAATATCCTACTAACGATGCTTTTCTTGTTACGTGTTTGAACCATTTAGAATAAGCATCACTTGAATAGATATCTACTTGGTTAGTTGCAGTTTGTGTACCAAGTACACCTGCTGGAAATGGAGTTACTGCTTTAACAGGACCATTTGGATATTCTGGATGTTCGTAATAATCTTCCAATTCCTTGGTAGTTATCATATTTACAATTTCATATCCTATTTTTGCAGCTCGTTTTGCATTGATACGAGAAAATACTTCATAGTTTGGAAAAAATATATTTGGCCCATCATCTGATTGACCGATTCCTACTGCAGAAGATTCATTTATCATCCATTCTTCAATTCTTTCTTTTGAAATGAAAATACCTTCGTTTAATTTATCAGTAATCATTTTAAAGATACCTGAATTAAACTTTCCATAAGCTCGTTTCTTAAAGAAATCTTTTTTATGATCATCAGAACCATTTGATAATCCATTTCTTACTTCAGTACCACTTACTGCACCACCAGACATTGGAGCTGCATAAACATAACCCCTATCTCTATATCCTTCCGATGGGTCTCCTTTGTATGTTTGAAAATATTTTCCACTATCAGGTCTTAATCTACTCTTATCTTTCTCACCAACAACAGTTACAAATGCAGTTGTTTCTTCATCGAACTTTTTAAGAATTTCTGTGGGTTTGTATGGGTCTCTAACTTTATGTATTTTGGATTTTGGAATTCCAAACATAGTAGTCATAATTTTTACCTTTTCTTTGAAGTTAAAAGGTGATTTAGGTAATTGTACCTTATCAGATGTACCAACATAAACATTATCCTTACCGAACTTTTTTACAAGGTGTTGGTAAGTTCCATAGTGTCCTTTATGCATAGGTTGAAATCTACCTACATAAATAACTACGGTCTTTTTAATAGGATTATCATCCTCAAGTAGTATTT